GAGTAGAATTATTAAATACTCCTGCAGGTAATATCGTAAAAGAAATTATTAAAGCAGGACATACTATAGGTATATCATCAAGAGGTACCGGATCAGTTCAACAAACTAATGAAGGCCATTTAGAAGTTCAACCTGACTTTGAATTAGTATGTTGGGATTTTGTATCTAATCCTTCTACCCACGGTGCTTTTATGAATCCGATTTCTTTAAATGAAAATAAAAAGAAATTATCTAAATACGCACAACTAGACTCTATCATAAACGATATACTAAGAGCTTAAGAAGTTATTTATAGGTTTCCGGAATTCCTATATATTTATATACGAATATGCAGTTCTTACTGCATCAAACTTATATTAATTCAATTGTGGTTTATGAATAACCACAGCAATCCAAAAATTTTTTTGTAATGGCAAATAAAGATTTATTCAAGCAAGCTATTGCTGAAGCTAAATCTATTAGAGAAGCCGCTATTGCTAACGCTAAAGAAGCTTTAGAAGAGACTTTAACTCCTCACTTAAAAGATATGTTAGCTGCTAAACTTCAAGAGATGGAAGATTCCACTGTAGAAGAAGAAGTAGTAAACGAAGTCGAAGAAGTAGAAGAGCAAGTTGAAGAAACAGTAGAAGAGTCTACTGAAGAAGTCAACGAAGATGAGTCTATTGACGAAGTTGAAGTAGAAGAAGAAATAGAGGAAGCTCCAGTAGAAGAGGAAGAAGGCGATGACGATGCTGATGCCGATGCTGAGGTTGATTCAGAAGAATCTGAAGACGAAGCAGAAGACGGAGAAGAAGAAATTGAAGTTAAAGACATGGAAGTCGATGACTTAAAAGATTTAATCCGTGATATCATTGCACAAGAGCACGAAAAGATGGGTCTTGGAGATGATGAAGGTCATTCTGATATGGATGCAGGAGAGATGGAACCTGAAATGGGTGACATGCCGGCTGCTGAAGATGAAGAAATTGATCTTGACGAATTATTAGCTGAATTAGACGAAATGACTGAAGAAGCTAATGAGGGTAAGCATGACGAAGAAAAAGAAATGGAAGAAGGTAAGCATGATAAAGAAAAAGAAATGGAAGAAGAAGTAATTGACGAAAATAAAGAAGAATCTGTTAATGAAGATAATTCTGAATTGAATCAAGCTTTAGAAACTATTGAAACTTTACAAGCTCAACTTTCAGAAGTTAACTTACTTAATGCTAAATTAATGTACGTTAATAAAGTGTTTAAGGCAAATAACTTGTCTGAAGCTCAAAAAGTTAACGTAATCGCTGCTTTTGATAAAGCAGAAACTGTAAAAGAGGTGAAATTAGTATTCGAAACTGTTTCAGATAACGTTGTTACTAAAACTACTAAAGCTCCTATCAAGGAGAGTAAATTAGGTAGTGCTAGTAAAGCAACAGGTAATACTGCTGCTAAACCAGAAGTAATCAATGAAGTATCTGACGTAGTAAGAAGAATGCAAAAATTAGCCGGAATTAAATAATTTTTTAACCCACAATTAATTAACTTATCATGGAAATTAATAATTTATTAGAAAGCGCAAACGGATACAAAGCGTTACAAGAAGACGCTGCACGTTTGGCTAATAAATGGTCTGCTTCAGGATTGTTAGAAGGTTTAGGAGAGAAAGATTCTTCAAACATGTCAATCATGTTAGAAAACCAAGCTAAACAATTAGTTGCTGAGCAGTCTTCTACTGGTGGTGGTGTAATAGGCACTAACGGTAGTGAGCAGTGGGCTGGAGTTGCTCTTCCTCTAGTAAGAAAAGTATTCTCTGCAATCTCTGCTAAAGACTTTGTTTCAGTTCAACCAATGAACTTACCATCTGGTCTAGTTTTTTATCTAGACTTTAAATACGGATCTGCCCAAGGTGGTAGAGCTGCTGACACTAGCATGTACGGAAACGTGTCTGGTGTAACTAAAATAGGAGAAGATGTTGATCCATCAGGCGGTTTATACGGCGAAGGATCTTACGGATATTCTTCTAATTTTGCTTCATCTAGCTTAGCTGCTGGAAGTTTAAATGCTGCAATTGCAACTGGTAAATTTACTACTGCATCTTATGCATTTACTGACGAAGCAAGAATCGATTTCGATTTAGACTTTTCTCAATCATTAGCTGACGCTAGTGTGAATGTTAACACATTAAAAGTTATTACTATTCATTCTGATCAAATCTCTGGTGCTGATTTAGAAGGAATTAGAGCATTCAGACTATCTGCTACTAACGACGGTGGAGAAGATCTAGCTGAAGTATATCACAGATTTAACAAAATCAATGCTAATGGTCACTTAGAATTCTTAGTAAGAATGGGTGCTGCTACTGGTGCTGGTTCTGTTAATGCTGATACTGCTTTAAAAGTTGAGT